CCATTCCACCAAGCAATAACCCACCAAAACCTTTGATCACCGTAATACTTGAAAGCAAGATTGTAGAATCTATCGCCATAAGCCCATACATGATTATCCACACTCACGTTGGCTCTTTCAGAAACGCTTGGGTGTTTCATTGTTGGAGTTGTGTAATGCCTTATGTTTTTCACATCTCTGCGGCCAACAAGTCTTCTGTAATGTCTAACATTGTTGTCTACTATTCTATCGTTTTGGTTTCTTACGTTTGACATGATTTAGTCCTATAAAAATTCGCCATATTCATCAAGTGCTGATTCAGCTTGATCTGCATACATATCTGTAATCGCTGCCGAGGTTTCAGTAAATCCTTCTTGATTCAATAGGCGTTGTTTTTCTTGTTCAAGTTCTGAAGTATCTTGGACTCGGCGTTCGGCTCTTTTTATTTTATTATTTACTCTTTCAATCTGCGCTTTAAGATTATCAAGCTTTTGTTGTTCTGCAGCGGCTGTTTGTCTTTTTGCTTCAGCATCTCGCTGTAATTGAATTAGTTTGGCAGCGGCGGGAGGTAGCCTTACTGGTTTTGAGTCCGCCAATGTAACTCCATACGGAAATACAGTAAAAGTCTCATTACCAGCGCCTGTTCCTAACGTTCTTTCATGAATTGGCTGAAAGTTAATAGAAATTTCAATCAACTTTGGAAGCACGGTATTGGGTTCTGCTCTAGTTGTTTCTTTCTCGCCCTCTCTTGATGGAGGTACAGTTGTTAGTTTGTTAAAAACACCATCGTTTGAGCTTAGCATAGAATTTACAGTACAACTAGAAATAACCCCAAGCAGACCGTTGTCTGAATTGGCAGTTGATCTGTATTTAGCAAAAAACTGTTCATCTCCCTGTGGTAGTGGAGCAGCACTAATATCTTGATCTTTGTTCTCTGGATCTGGTACTAGTGATTGTTGAGATCTCAATATGTTCATTACCTTTAGCCTAACAAGAGGTGCTTCAGATAATGTTAGGGCATTTGCTGTTGCATAGCCGGGATATAGCATTTGGATAAGTTTCTGAACTCTTCCTAGATTTTCGTATGCTTCGCTTTCTGTTGCAGCAGGAACTTTGAATGAAAGGCTGATGTTTCTTGTTGTACCCTTATATCCATAGATTGGGTCTGTTCTACCAAAAACTTCGTTTGGATTAAAGTTGGGTGTGTAAGTCTCATTAAAATCAACAATAAAGGCTTTAAAAAATACATCTTCATCGTTTCTTATGTTTCTAAAAGATATAGTATGGCTTAGCTTGTTAGCTAAAGTGCCCTGTGCATCAAGGTAGGTACTACCTTGACGTAACTTATTATACCTATCAATGCTGAATGGTAATTCTTTATCTTCTGCCATTTTATATTACTGCCTTTCTTGCTGCTCTGCCGATTGACTTCTCGACCTGAACGTCGAATAGATCGGCAAACTTCTTGTTGTCAAACTTGATGTTGACATTTGATTCTCCACCACCGTAATTGTTGGTGGTTGAGTTGTTCACGGCGCTTGTCACTGCGCTTGTGGTTGCTATCGTAGGAGCGGCTGCTCTGGAGGTTGATGCGGCACTTGCTGTGGCCATATCCATCTTCTGTACGGACCTAGTGGTCATCTCAGCACCAACCTTGACGCCATCTGCTCCAAAGAAAGCATCTGCCAAAGCATCGCCTGCCTTCATCAATCCTGTAATCGGACTTGCGGCTGCCAATGCTGAAGATCCTATAGAATCAAAGCCCTTTGATACCTTAAACAAGCCTTCCAAAAATGAAGAAGCGAAAGATTCAACAAACAGTAGCCCAGCCAGTAATGTAAGTCCTGATACAATTGCGCCTATACCAATCCATACTGGAGATGTTGCGAGAGCTATAGCTCCTAGAGCAACAGCAAGCGCTCCTGCACCGTAAGCCATAACCTTGAAGCCTGTCTTGACTGTTTCTAGGTTCTCTACCATCCATTCTGACATGGAACCCAATATATCAACCAAGGGTTCGACAACAGGGATAAGCTGCATCATTACAGTGTTGAATTTATCTTGCAAATTTTGAACTTGCTTGGATCTTTCAGCCATTTCAGCATATTCTTCAGATGTCTTTCCGATACTTCCTGCGAGAGAGTCCATATTTCCAGACATTAAGGCTGCAAGCTCAGCTTCGTCTTGCAATCCTGCTGATTCTGCATAGAATTTTCTCTGGTAGTAAGACATTTCATTGAATGAGAGCCCTGCATCGAGAATAGAATCCCGAATCATCTTCATTCTTTCGACAGGATCGGTAGCAGTAACCAACTCCATGGCGTTTACGAAGTTTCCACCAAGAGCGGCATTCAACTTACCAGCCTGTGTGGCAGCGCCCTCGAATGTATCGAACTTCTCTGTGATTGAGATAAGTCTATCTACTGCAATACCTGTAACCTTGGCTGCAACTGCGAGGTCTTTGAATGCTCTTACGCCATCTGAGCCAAACTTGGCCAATTTTGGACCCGCTGATGCAAAGTCAGATGCCATCTTGGCAGGAGCAACACCAATATCCATGCCCAATGCTGCGATTTCTCTTTGAGTAGCTGCTGCTTGGGCACCTGTTTGCCCCATTGCCTTGATAGCTATCTGAGAACCAGTTGCAAAATCTTGGTTACTAACGCCAAGTCTGTTAAGCACGGCAGCATTCTTTGTCATTTCTTCTCTAGCACTGACTGACATCATCGAGAAGTCAGAAACAGAGCCAAAGAGAACCATCATTGATTCGCTTGCTTCCTTGGCGGACATACCAAACTTTCTTAATTCTGCTGTGAGGGGGGTAATACTTTCAGAGAACTCTCTTGAAGCACCAGTGGCCTTCATGAATTCAGTTGTGGCATCTTCGATTTGTATCGCTAGTTTGACAATCTCCTTAGTCACATATGAAATTATCCCTAGAGATAGTGCGGCAGCACCCAAAGCGCCTAAACCAGCCGCTGCTCCAAATGCTGCTTTACCACCTTGCCCCAAGGTTTGAAAGAGACTTCCAACATCTTTTTCAATTCTTGCCATAGCCTTCGAGCCAAGTTTGTCTGTGAATGTTTTTCCAATTCCTTTCAAGCCACTCATAATGTCGCCAGAAGCCAAGGTCTTCAAAGAGCCAGTAAATTGTTGGGCTTGCTTGTTTGCTTCTTCAAACTCTTTGCGGGTTTCCTTAAGCTCTTCTCTGAGTTTTTCTAGTTTATCTTTTTGCTCTTCAAGTGATTGATTGACATCTTCACCCTGTCTTTTCTGTTCTTCATACTGCTCAAGTTTTACTTTTTCAAATTCAATTTGTTTTTCTATAATTTCGACTTCACTTTTAGCATTTTCAATACCACGGAGCGCGCGCTTTTCAGCAGACTCCAAAGATTCTAATATGAGTCTTCTTTGTGTTAGCTCTTTTTCTAGCGCTGCGTTTGATTTATCTCCAAGTTCGTTGTTGGCTCTAATAGATTCAAGAATGGAAGTCTTAATGTCTTCCATCATTTTTCTCATCTGAGCCATAGACTTGTTTAAAGCTTCAGCCTTTTCGAGATCAGATTCTAAAATACCCTTATCTATTTCGTCAGCCATACAAGAATACCTCTCCTATAAATAGGCTTCCTATAAAAAAGCAAAGGCACCCTATGGGTGCCCTATTTAAAAGCTTCGTGGGACTGCAGGCTGGTTTTGAGAAGTCAGTGTCTGTGATTTGCCGCCCCCATTTGAGGCGTTTTCAATGGCTTCTGCTTCCATTTCCAACTGTTTGATAGTCCGTTGAACAAACCAGTTTCTAAGACCTACAGGTAGGCTATACGCCTCAGAAAAACTCCATCCGGCATTATACTTGAGGAAAAAAATCTGTTCATAGATTCCCTCGTTGTAGTTATCGGTCAGGCCAAAAAAAGTCCGCCGTGAGCGGCACCTCCATTTCTTGCGTATGTCCACAGTTTTCGCAAGAGAATTCCTGAGTTAGATCAACATTTGGGGTAGCCATCTTGAGAACCATCCGAAGATGACGAGAATCAAATGATGGCATGTTGGTAGCAACATAGTCAATAGCCTGACGAGAAGAATCTCCGTTTACTGATACAATGATATTTTGTAGCTGTGTGGAGATAATGTTGTTTGACTTCTCAAGGTTTACAACCTTCTTCTCTTCATTGCCTGTGAGTAGTCTTGCTACAACCGTTACTTCTGTCTTGGGCAGAACACAAGTAAATGTGCCGTCGCCATTGTCGGTAACACCAAGGTTATCCTTAAATGTGCCGTTCTCGATTGTTGCATCGTTTAGGTCAAAAGAGTAGTCCTGCTTAGTGCCACATGATGGACACTGTACATTGGTAGTATAGTCGTTACCATACCCTGATACTCTGGAAGCAATGATAATTGCGTTTCTGTCCCCCATTAGAAGAGAATTTGGATCAATGTTCTTATCAATAATCAAGCTTTGAAGTAGTCGGTCTATGGCCAAACCCTTCTTTAGTAGAGATCTGGAAGTGAGAATATCCTCTTCCTTGGCAGTCATCTGCTTGATTTCAATTGATTCTTTTCCGTGTAGTGGATGACTTTCGGGATAAAAGCGACCCAATGATGGTAGATCCACAAACTCAGTTGGAACTACAAATGAGAAACCCCCACCACCCTGCTGGGGTGGGGGGCTCGTGTCAGGCTGTTGAACGCCGCCTAGGCGATCCTGATTTCTTGACAATTTACACCTCGCGTTTTATATTGTCTAAATTATACCTTGAAGAACTCACGACCGCCAGAAGTAACAGCCTTAGAGTCGTTAGTGGTTTCGATTCTAGCCCAGTCGTAACGAAGAGTGATGGAAACCTCAGTTAGTTCAGAGTTGCTGTAATCGAGGGACTCGCCGTACTTGACATCCTGAATGAATGGGTTCCAAAGAGTCCAAGTCTCTAGTGGGTTACCGTCAGAGTCAATCTGGGTGATAGTAATTGTACCGAGAGCAGAGGCAGCCTTTGCCTTTGACATTGTACCAAGTGCGTTGGTATCGGTGGGAGGAGAGTAGCCACCCTGAACAATGATGTCTGAGAAAGTTGCAGACATATCGGGGTCAACTGGATCAACCATGGTGATTGAAACTGGGTTCCATGTAACACCACCGGGGTAGTAGAAAGTATGGTTTAGGTACTTGTGCTCATTCTCAGCAATAGTGAATGAAGGCTTGGCAGCAGTCTTGGCGTACCAAGCTACAGCGCCGCCGGGGGTAGCGTTAATTCCACCAAATTCAACGATGAATCTGTGGTTACGTTTTGGATCTTTTAGGGTTGCGTCCTGTCCGAAGTTAGTTGACCAGAATGGCATGTTTTAGGTTCTCCTGTGTATTCATAAATAAGTAGTAGGTGGGGGCAAAAGCCCCCATTTATCAATCGTCAAATGATGCACCAGTTGAAGCAACGATGAAGTCGATAGCGATGTACTCGATTGCTCTGGCTGGCTTAATCATAATCTTGGCGTACACAACATTCTGGTCTACAAGGTCAGGTGTTGTGGTGCTCTCGTCTAGAATGAGACGGTAATCAGTGATACCGAACTGAGTCTTGACGTTTGCAAGGAATGGCTCGATGAGACCCTTGAAGCGGTTCCAAGTTGCCTGTACGTTCTGCTCAAAGAGAATCTGAGTAGAAAGGATGGAGATCTGCTTCTTGAGGTAGATGACTAGACGACGCACGTTGATACGGTCTAGAGCAGATGGGCGCTCCTGTAGAGTCTTCTGACCGAATACTACAATGCCGGTGCTTGGGAAGCTGGCGATTGGGTTGATTCGAGCCTCGTAAAGAACGTCGCGCTCCTTGG